TAGAGAACCAAAAGGAGACGTCAACAGACAATCCCTTAACTTACATCAATGCGCGGTTGTCGGCGATAAGTTTATGCGAAGACTTGTTGCAGGAGATAACAACGCTAGAAAAAAATGGGGGAAGTTATTACAAAAACGTAAAGCTACTGGTGAACCTTATATCTTATTTAAGGGAAACACAAATAAAAATAACCCAATAGCATATAAAGACAACGCACTTAAAGTGCATATGACAAATATCTGTAGTGAAATAGTTTTACATACAGATGAAAATCATTCATTCGTTTGTTGTCTGTCTAGCTTAAACCTAGCTAAGTATGACGAGTGGAAAAATACAAATATCATTTATGACTCAATATGGTTCTTAGATGGTGTGCTTGAAGAATTTATACAAAGAGCTAAATACAGAAAAGGTTTTGAAAACGCTGTAAGATCTGCTGAAAAAGGTAGAGCATTAGGTCTCGGTGTATTAGGTTGGCATACATATCTACAAGAAAAAGGTTTACCATTTGAGGGTTTATTATCACAATATGAAACTAGAAGAATCTTTAGCCAAATCAAAATCGAATCTGAAAGAGCTAGTATGGCTCTTGCTGATGTTTATGGAGAACCTCTTTGGTGCGTCGGTACTGGCTTTCGTAATACCCATTTACGCGCTGTTGCTCCCACTGTTAGTAATAGTAAACTTTCTGGAAATGTTAGTCCCGGGATTGAACCCTGGGCAGCTAACGTATTCACCGAACAATCAGCTAAGGGCACATTTATACGGAAAAATCCTACGCTTGTTAAAGTTCTGGAAAAGATAGGAATAAACAACAAAGAAACTTGGGACAAAATATTAGCGGATGGTGGTTCAGTACAAGATATAAAAGAATTAGACGATGATACAAAAGAAGTATTTAAAACGTTTAAAGAAATTAATCAACTAGAACTTGTTAGACAAGCGGGAATACGCCAACAATACATAGATCAGTCAGTTAGTTTAAACTTAGCGTTTCCAGCTGAGGCAAGTCCTAAATGGATTAATCAAGTACATTTAGATGCGTGGAAAAAAGGTATTAAAACCTTATATTATATGCGTACCGAAAGTGTACTACGTGGAGATATTGCACAAAAAGCAATGCAAGACTGTGTTGCGTGCGATGGTTAGTTAGTTAGTTACTAAATATCAAAAAAGGGGATCATAATCGATCCCCTTCTTTGGTTACAGGAACTTTGGGTATGGTACGCCCATTATATTTTGTTCCTTATACTACTTCATCTTTGCCTAAACCTAAAGCGTCACCAGTTATATTAGCTATTTGACCTAATCTAGATCTATCTGCAAAAGCAACGTCTTCGCCTTTAGCTTTAGATATATTTCTGTTTAACTTTTTAGATTGACCTTCTGTTAATCCTTCTTGATTTTGAGCTTTCTTTCTAAGTCTAGCAACTCTTCTAGCAGCTCTTCTTTGTTTTCTATTGTTTTTACCACTGATTATATTTATTCCTTCAGACGGAACATGCTGATTAACATCTACAGCAACATCTAAAGCTTCTACATTATCAGGATTAATAACTACATCTTCAACCGTATCAACAACAGGATACCTTTTCGATACACCAGATATTTCATTAATCTTATTTTGAACTATATTGTATTCATTACTTCCAGGCTCTAAACCACTTCTTTGAGTAACCAACTCGTTTAAAGCTGGATCCCAGTTTGTAGCTTGAGGTTCTGCTGGTCCTGCCGAACCAATTTCGTCAGCTGGATCTACCATTGTACCCGGTTGTTGAACTAAATATCTTTGATTTTTTGGATCATCATAAAACCCTTTTTCAATAAGGGCTTTTTTAATCACATCATCTTTACTTGCTCTTAAAGCATTATAACCTTCATCTTGTCCAATCGCAAGCCGAGCAAAAGCCTCAGGATCATTTTTCATAAGATTCATTCTGTAATCGCTTAACGCGTTACGATGCGCCCACCCAGCTTTTTTATCAGCGTAGTTAGGTAGTTTATAAGCGGAATAATCTACATTTTTAAACGGAGATCCTCCCATTTGTTTTGAAAAATTTGGTATTTTAAATGCCATAATATTTATTTTTTTGCTTTTCGACCTTTTCTTGCTTTTCCTTTTACAGCGTCGTCAAGATCTCCAATTTGGTTACCTACTTCTTTTAATGCTTTAGCGATGTCTTTCCACTCTTCAGAAGTAAGTTTATATCTTCTATTAATTTCTTTTACAGTTGCTATTGCTTTTTCATCTATGTTTGTTTTGCTCCATAGTAAAGCCCACATATCTTTTAGATATTGTTTAGTTAATTTCCACATAATTTTATTTTTTTTCTTTATTTTTTTGACAAAAGTTTCTTGCAGCTTCAACACTACTAAAACCCCATTTTTCTAAAGCTCTTGCTTTTTTAGTTGGTCTGCCTTTAGCATCTTTCATTGCACCTGCCATACCAGCAAATCTACAAGCAAAAGATACTCTACGTGAGTTTGTACCTGAAGTTAATCTTTTACCTAATGTTTTACCTGTGTCTTTTTTATGCTCCGCGCGCATTTCTCTATTGTCTTCTTCGTAAGAAGCATCAGTATGATTATCGTGTAATGGTGATCTCATAATTATTATTTTATAGGTTTACAATCAGGTACCATTTTTCCACCTTTCTTTTTAAAAGTTGGTTTACCATCTACTATATTACTGTATCCTTCCCAGCAACTAGTTTTTTTCTTATTGAACGGAGAGTTGTATTGTGTATAGCTCATATTGTTTTGTATTTAGTTCTGCCCATGTCATCTTTATAGGCTTTTAAACATCTGTTTCTGTTGTCTTCTTCTGATACGTATGATATATGTACCCAGTTTGGATTCATGTCTGTTCCAAACTCCCATATCATTTGATCAAAATTTAAATTTTCTTTTACCCATGCATACATTTCTGCATTTGTTTTGTAACCGTACACATCGTCTATATCAATTGCTTGACCTTTGCAATGTTGTGAGGTTTTTGACCCACCAATTTTTTCATTAAGTTCAGGTGATCTAAAAAATGAATTAACTTTTATAGGTCCACCAACCCATAATCTTAATGGTTCAAATACTTTTTCTGCTAACACCTTCATATTTTCTACTTGTGTAGGATTAGGTGTGTTATCTATACACTTACGTTTAGCTGTTTGTGAGTGTATCGCTTCTGCGTAAGTTATATGTTTACTTATGTTTTCCATATTATTCAGCTTCGCTAAATACAGCATAGACATGTATATCTCTTTTTCTGCCTTTACGTATTGTAGCTATTAGTTCTTTACGATCTTTAACTTCCTCATCTTTTACAGGATAGTATTTAGGATTCGTACTATTTAATTTTCTTTTTTTCATTACATTTTTCCTAAGTGTTGTGCCCCAGCTGTAGTTCCTTTCATACCAAGTTTTTTAGCAATAAAGCCTCCAATTTTGTTAGCATTACGTCTAACTAATTGACCAAAACCTCCAGTCATTAAAGCTTTTGCACCAGCACCAGTACCTCTAACCATGCTACTAGCTCCAGCTAATGTTGGATTAAGACTTACTCCTCCTACAACAGCATCTGTAAGAGCTTCTCTACCTTCAGCTCTTTCTTGCTCTGTCATATCTATATTTCTTTCAGGATCCATTACTGGAGGTTGTGCCGAAGTAAGAAACTTAGCGTCTTTTAAAGGACTTTTAGCCATAAAAGGAGTAGAAAAATGATTAGAAGAATTACTTCTAAAAGGTTTATCAGCTATTTCATAAGTTAACTTAGTACCATCAGTGTATACAGGTCTGTTTACCAATACTCCATCTTCAGGATCAACATTAACACCATGTTTAGGACTAAAAAATGGTTTACCACGTAAAGCAGCTTCATTATGCAAACTATCTTTAGTTTTTTGATTTAACTCTGGAGCTTTTTCAAAACTCTTAATTCTTGGGTGATGTGACATAATTTAAAATTTACTTGCGTTATTAATTTCATTTATTGATTCTTGTATTTCTTGTAAATCAGCAGGTAACACAAGATCTAAACCTGCTTTGAATATAACTTCTTTAATACCGTCTTTAAATATAATTAAAGTTGGTGCCATTCGTACTTTATATTTCTTTTTAGCTTCAGGACTATTTGATATATCAGCTCTGTAATATATTACATTTTCTAATTTACTCCAGTCCTCAAATTTATTTGCATCGTTAAACTTAGCGTAAAACTCTACAGCTACTGGTAATGATTGATCATCACCAAAAGCTTTTCTTTCATTTATTTTACTATCAAAATTATCATCTGTAATCCACTCTTGAGCAGACATGCTAAACGACATTAATAGTAAAATTATATTTAAGTATTTCATACTATCTTTGTTTACTTTGTATATCGTACAATCTTTGATCTATCTTATCAATAGTTTCTTTTATTTCTTCTACATCTTCTTGAGTATCCATTATTGTCTGACGTATCAATTCGTCTTTTAGATCATACTCTACTCTATCAATAACTGGCACGGGTAATTCCTTCGCCTGAGCTATATCTGCTTGTAATGTAAACCACATACCTGCTATGGTTACTACAAACGCTACGATCATTCCAATAGTTTTAAGATCTAATGTTACCTTAGTTTCTTCGCTTATTTGGGGTGCTGCCATTTGATTTATTTATTGTATTGTTAGATGGTGTGCTTAAACTTGGTGATAACGATGGTCCTGTTCCTACATTAGATGGTCTGTTATAAGTACCTGTAGGTTTAGTATTTGGCAATGTAACATTAGGTACATTAGGTACTGTTACTTGTGGTCTTGGTACTGTGTAATAATAATTACCCCAACCCCATGATCCATAATAAGGAGATGGTCTCCAATAATTATGGTAATAAGGATAAGTGTGATAAATATTTTGGTATACTCTAGGTCTTAACGAGTTAACATCAAGCTGAATAGTATCACCTTCATGAGTAACCGCTAGTACTTTAATAGTGTTTTTTGGTGCTTGTGTGTATGTTCCACAACTAGCAAAGGCCGCAATGGCCACCACATAAAGGACAATTTTCCATATTTTCATTATTTAGTTTTTCTTTTTCTTAATTTTCTTTTTTTCTGTAATGCTTGCCAGTCTTTTTTCAAATATGTTTGAATCTTTATAACTGTTTTTTCACCACATGTATTCTTTCTAATTACTTTTACTTTGTAGTCATTCACTTTTTCTACAATAGTTGTAACACAGTTTGTTCTTTTCTGCGCGTTAGTATTAAAAGCTATTAATAATAATAAGATTAAAGTTATTTTTTTCATTTTATTTTAGTGTTATGTTCAGACCAACTGAACTGTTATATATTCTACTATCCCAAAACTTAGTGTATTCGCCTTCTACAAATACTCCTATGTTTTTGCTTAATTTCCATCCAAACTGTACTCCGGTTTGGTAATCTTCCCATTGTTCTTTTTCAGCATCTTGTATTAATCCACCTAATCCCCAATTGTTTCTGTTATGATAACTAAAGTCTTCATCGCCTTTTACATATTTATGATATGGTAATAAGTAGGAACCATAAGCATGAAGCCAGAAGTTATTTTTATAATGATAAAAGTCAAAACCGAGCACTGGTGATATAACACCAAAAGCATCTATATCTGCCCATATCTCATTATTATAACGATTCATAAGATCAGTAAACACTGTTTGTCTAAATTGTAAATCAGTATAAGCCACAGTTTCACCTTCAGGATTAATCCAGTACCAATCACTTACTTCGTTTCCATTTTGATCTTCTGATGTATAATAAATATCATCATAACCATAATAAAAACCAAGCGTGTACCATGGGTTTACTGCATATCCATCTGGTGTTGTTTCATTTAACCATATTTCTACAGGATTATAACCATAAGGTCTTTCATGTGTACGATACATAATTCCACCTGATAAACTAAACTTTTTACCAATAGGTAATTTAGCTCTTAATTCTGCAGATTTATAATCAAAATTTACTTTACCTTGTTTTCTACTTTCTACCTTTACAATATGGTATTTTCCACTGTGTTTTAAGAAATATCGGTGATTTTTAAATACATCATCTCTGACTCTTTCTTTTTCTGTATGAAATACATATTCAAAACCTTTAATAGCTGAATTAGGAGCTGTCATAGATACGTTAGATTCAGTCCCATCATAGTATTGTTTGCCTTTAATTTCATAATCAAACCTAGCGATCTTACGAATACCAAAACCATAGCGATAATCATGCTCGTAATAATCAGTACCGTCAACTACAACGGGTACATCATATAGGCTTCCATTAGGATTTGTTCTTACAAAATAACTGGGTGCATTTTCTTTAGAATTTTTAATATCACCTGACACATAAAGTGTACTGTACTTAAAAAAATCTTTAAATAATTTTTTCTTATCTTGTGCTTGAAAAGAAAAGGTTACTAATAATAATAGTGTTAATAAGTGTTTCATTTTTTCTTTTTATAATTTGTGGGTTTTACGTAATACTGTATTGTTCCATCTGGTCTTTCAACTTGCATATAATCCACGTTGAGTTCGCCTTCTGGTTTATAATGATTTGGTCCTGATAATGGTATTTTTTTAGTAAATCCTGCGAATTTTACTTTATGAACTGCTTCTTTGTAACTTACTTGTAGTTGCTCATCTTCTTTTTGTTCTCTATCTAAAGTGCTTTGTCTTCCCCAATAAGGTAATCCAAAGTTCCAACCGTTCCAACCTAAAAGCATCATAACTCTATGATAAGTTCTTACTTCATTGTCAAATACATTGGATAAGTTGTTATATTTTTGTAAAACTCTATCAACAGGTGCATTAGTACTTGCAGCTATAAGTTGAGCTATAGCTAAATAAGCAGGGTTTTCTATACTCCAACCTCGCCTTCTTATTTTATCCATGTTCCACATAAATGTTTTAGCAGATGATCTAGCTTTTCTAATTTTAGAATCTAACACCGGTGATACATTGAATATTTCCCACACTGCTTCTTCATAATCTGGAGATTTTTTCTCAGATTCATCAGCTACTTTCATAGCTACATTTTTAACTGTAGATATTATTGCTCCACCAAAACCTAAACCAAATAACAACGAATCAATCATACCGTTAGCAGTATTAGCTAATCTATTTCTTTCTTCTTCATCTTCTTCTTCAAAGAACATACTCATTAATGCTTGTTGCATAGCGTTAAATACAAAGTTTTGTACTGCAGCATAATATATAATACTAGAGAAATTACTTAAATCACTTTCACGTTGAGTCATACCAGGTTTTTTACGTCTATTGTATAAATCTAATGTTGACTTCTTAATTTTTCTATTAAACTGCATTGTTACGTTTTGGAAAGCCAATAACACACGACCAGCTATACTAGCTTGTTGAGATGATATTTTACTAGGATTACTAGACTGTTGTGTTTCTTCCGCTACAGCATAGAAATCATCAAATGCTTGTTGATCAGCTTCTGCTTCAGTATATAGTTTACCTGTTTTAGGATTAACCCTGTTAAGTAAAGCTTTTTTACGGTTAATAAAAAATGGTGCTCCACCTAATGCAATAGCAAAACTATCCATTATTCTTGTTATAATAAAACCTTTATCCATTAAATAACTAAAAGCACCTTTTATACCACCTTGTTTAGCAGCGTCAGCAAGTTCAGCTTCGTTTACATTAATTTTTAAACCGTCACGTCTATTAACTAAGTAGTCAGAGTTCATTAATCTCATAAATGTTGGCCACATTTCTTTGCTTGCAAAAGCTTTACTAGCGTTTATAATATTATTATCACCCCAATTTATAAAATTTACAGTAGATAATGTCTGTAGTAAACCAGATTTTATATTTAAGAACATAACATTTGCTACTGAAGCGTTCAACCAGTCAAGCATTTCGTTAACAGCACGTGATCCACTACCAGTTATAACAGGTCTGTTACTACCAGATTTCATTCTACGTAGAGAATCTTTTAAAGCTTCAACATATTTAGTTCCGTATATAGCTTCTAGTTTATTTAAATTTTCTGGAGTAAATATAGCATCTACATTTTCATTAAACTCAGCCATAAGCTTTGTTCTAAATCCAGTGTCCATTCCATTTATTATATCATCTTTTATATTACCGCCTAACCAGTTTTTATTTGGTGCAGGATATGCTTCAGTTGGTTGAATAAGACTTAGCTCATCAGCAAATTGTCTTAATTCAGGATCACCTTCAACAGCTTTAACTAAATCCGCTATGTCTCTTTTAGACATGCCTGGTATATCCATACCTTGCTTATTCCATATATAAACTCTTACAGCTTGCTCTTTAATAAAAGGTCCATCACCAATTTTTTGTAATAAAGGATTTTTAAGACTAAAGAAATTTCTTTTTAAACTTGGAAATTTAGATTTTAATGCAGCAAAATCATTTGATACTCTAACTTTAGCTGACAATAAAGCTTGTTCAGCTTTATTATAAGGACGAATTAAATTATTTTCTATCCAGTCAGCATGTCTATTACCTTGTTCACCTTTTCCTCTAAGAGCATAAGTTAATCCAGCAAAATCCTCTGCTGATGGTGTTATTGTAAACTGTTTACCAATTCTTTTAAGTAAACCTCCGTCTTTTTGTTTACCTTCTAGCCTAGCTCTAGCATCAGAATATTTTTTGAAAGCTTCTTTACCAGTAACTTCTTCTATTATTTTATTAAACTCTGTGTTTAATCTTTTTGATTTACTAAATTTAGCTTGTTGTACTTTGTTTTTAACATCTACAGCATCTAATATCTGTTTAACAGCTTTAACATTTGCAAACGAATCATCAGCAAAATAAAAATCATTATAACCTTCAGCAGTTTTATTTAATATAAAATCTACTTTAGCTTGTGGTGTACCATCGCTAAGACCAGTTATATTTCTCAAAGGTATATTTATACCAATACTTTTTAAGAAAGCTTGTATTGCTGGACCAGCTGAATTAGGTCTTGCTGTTAAAACAAATATATCACCTGAACCAAATTTACCTTGACGTTTTCTAGCAAGCTCTGCTAGTGGTCCTTCTTTAGTTCCTTTAGCAACGTTTTCAAAATTACTAAAATCAAACTCAGCACCTTGTTCTGTAAATTTACCAGCATCTCTAGCAAATTCACTAGCTGATATTTCTTTAATCTTACCATCAGGCATGTTAACTATAACTCTTTCTTTTGTTCTAGCAAGTGTATCGTCAAAATCAAAAACACTAATACCTTTTCTTTCAGGATTACTTCTAGAGGCTTTCACCTTTGTTTCCAGTGAGTTAACCATAACAGTTTTCATTTGCTCTGCTGTTTGATTATCTGAAAACAATTGATTGTTTAAAGTTCTACTAGCGTTTTTTACATTATTATTTTTAGCTACAGCAACGGGTCTATTTATTTTCAAATCATTTTTAGCTTGTTCTATAGTCATTATAGGTTTATCTAAAAACGTATCTTTGTTAGAATCAAATTCTAAAGCACCTGAATCTACTAATAATCTATTTTGATAATTAAATGCACTAGGATTAGATCTTAATTCTTTTGGTAAAGGTAAACCAGCTTTATCAGCTAGTGATTTACCTGGATTATTTAAATCTTGTATAGTATTTAAATTTATACCAGCAGCTGCTAATCTTATTAAACCAGCATTTGGAGTAAGTATACTAACTCCTTCAGGTAATAACTTATCAAGTTTAGCTAGATCTAATTTTCGATCCGCATTATTAGCTAATTGTATTTGAACAAAATTATCTTTAATACCTTGTTTTATTTTATTAAGATTACCATTTTTTAATCCCCATAAAATAGCTGCGCCTACAACAGACACTGGTGGACTATGTTCTTCTATATAAGGTTGTTTTCTGTCAGCTTGTTTGCCATCTTTAGCTTTTATAAATCTTTCAGATACACCTACAAAAGGAGCTGCTATTTTTATTAAACCACTTGTAGCAGCATATGATTGTCTAACTAATATACCAGCTTCTCTCATTGGCACACCTTTTAACATATCAATAAAACTCATTAACGCATCCATGTTAATCTTTTCCTGAGCTTTATTAGCTGCTTTTTCTTTCGATGTTAATCTTTTACCTGCAGGAATTGTTATTCTTTTAACTTTTCTAAAGTTACTTAATTCTTTTGGAGTATAAAACTTGTTGTTATCTTTAGCTGCATTTTGTATATCTATTAAAGCTTGATCACCTGAACCGTAAAATAATGATCCTTTAGCTGCTAAAACTTTTACATTTTGTCCTGGAAAAGCAAGTTCTATAGCTTGTTTACTTGGTACAGTAAAAATTTTCTTTCCTTCTTTATCTAGTTTTTGATTACCATTTTTATCTAAAGTAGGAGTACCTATCATTTCCGCTCCATTATCTAGCTTATAAATGTAGTTTCCATTACTATCTACTCTTCTCTCTGCACCAAAATTAGAAAGACCTAATCTTCTAAGTACATCAAATGGTATTTTTGCAGCTTTTACACTTTTTAGAATAGATTTTTGTATTTTCTTTCTATTTGCTTGTGTAACAGTTGCGTCTTCACGTGAAACACCAAGCGTCTCCATAACACCCTTAATATCATTATTATCTAATGTTTTTAATAAACTATTATTTACTTTAGATTTTGAAAACTTAACACCTGTAGTTTTTCTAGCAATAGGATCAGGCATTGCTTGTTCAAATATTCTATTTCTAAGTGATAAACCAACCAAACCTTTTATTGTTTGAGCTTCACTAGCTCTATACACAGGTTTATCCATTTCACCTAGTAAATTTTGATAATCTTTAAGACCTTTGCTTTTATCTAAAATAAATTTACCTTTAGAATCTTTTTTATAGAATGCTCTTTTTATATTTTCCGGTATAAAATTAGCTTTACCAGTGGCAGTATCAAATGCATCAGGGAGATTATTAAAATCTCTTTGAGCATTATTATATAGATATTGTTTAACAGCTGTTAAAGCACCAGATTTAGCATCTTTTTTCTGAATATTTTGAGACTTATCTGTAAAAACTTTAGCAGGCATACCAGTTGCTTTTTCCATTAAAGCAGCTACTGCTGGACCGATGTTTCTAGTTTCACCAAAGGTTTTAACTGGATTAGCTTTTAAATCTTTAGCTATAGCTTTATCAAATTGTTTTTGAATCTCTTCTTGTAGTTGTTTAGGTGTTTTTCCTTCTACATTTATACCTAGATTTGATGCAAAATTAGTAGTAAATTTTGTAGTACTTCTTGGTAGTTGAGATTTTCTTTTTTCTTTAGGTTTAGTATCTTTTTTACTTTTGTCTTTACGTGTAGTTGGTTCTACAAAACCTTCACTGTCAATGCTTTTTGTTGCTTTTCTAGTTTCACCTTCTAGAGCTAAATCTTTATTTGCTACCATTTTAGCAAACCTAGTATTAGCAAATATTGATTCACCAAAACCTTTAGGTCCAACAACTGTACCATCAGCTCTTACAGCTTCAGGATCAAAATTAAACATACGAAGACGGACTTCATCAAGCATTTTATTACCTTGTTCTTGACTTGTTTGCTTAGATCTTATATAGTTATTTATTACACCACCTGGATCTAATGCTTGAGCTATTTTAAGTGCTGATCTATTATCACTTATAAAGTCATCAAACTGCTTTTTAGTTTTTATATCAGCTGGTATTAAATCATTTATAGCATCTAGTGGATCTGCTTTAGTTTTAGATTTTTTAACTTTACCTTGTGCTACACCTTGTTCAGCCAACTGTTGAGCTCTATCAGATAAAACACCTGCTTCAGAATCTTTTACATATCCTCTAACAAAATCATATAAATCTTTACCACTTTCAAAACCTATATCACTTGGTTTAACATTTTGTCCAACTGGATTTTCATTAGCAGCATCAGAGAATATTCTAGAGAAGAAGTCTCCTAATCTTTTTATTAATGAAGGTTTTGTTTCAAACGTTTCAAGAGGTATTTTATTCTCCATTAATAATGAAGCGTAGTTTGTTAAGTATTCATCAGGAGCATCTTTCAACTCTTGCTCTGAATATAACTTCATTTTATCCATTAATAAAGCGTAACCTACTGGATCTGATTCTTGTAGTATTTTTAAGAACTCATCTTTTAGCTTTTCACCATTTGGTCCACTAAATTGTTGCTTAAGTACTTTATGTAGCAACTCATGTCTACCAACACCTATAGCTCCAGCTTCTCTCATTTTTTGTTTGTTCAAGAATATCTGACCATTAGGTAATACAAATCCATCTACATCAGCATCTACATCTATACCATTATCTTTAGCAAGTTGTTCAAACTCTTGAGTTGTTTCAAATACTTGTACAGCTTTGTTTTCACCAACAGCATTTTCAAACTCTCCATCTTTTTTACCAACATTACCAAATTTTTCAGTAAACTCTATATCTTTTTCTACCTGAGCATCTATATTAGCTTGTTGATCTGCTGATCTAGGTATAGCACTAAGCTCACTATTTATTTCTTCTATTCTAGCTTGCTCAGGTTGCGTTAAAGATTTATCATTAACGTCTTTTATTTTATTTTCTAAATTTTGTTTTTCAGCTAACAAACCTATAGCTTTTTGTCTTTGCTCTCCACTGTAGCCTAAATTTTGCATTCTATTTGCTGCACCTTGTTGAGCTTTAAAATTAGCTTTTATTTGATCAGCTTCAGTTGTAGTCATTTGACCACTTTCAACTTTTCTTTTTAAATCTGTATTTAAAAATGTTTCTGTTGAAGGATTCATAAGAACATCATAGTAAGCATCAGCTTTTTCATCAGTTGTTAACTCACTTACTGGTTTACCATCTTTTATAGTAACAGTTTTAGCTTCATTTTGTTGACCAATATCGTTAGGTCTTTCTGTTAAAACTGATTCTCTAGCAGCTTGTTCTTGAGCTGTTTCTTGTGTTTGTTTTATTTCTGTTTGAGTAAGACTTTTCTTAGTATCCTGATCTGTTCTTTGATTAGGTGCTTTAGGATCTTTTATTTTTAAATCTCCTTGGTTTGTTTGTCCTGGTTCAGTTATTTGAGTTGTAGAGTCTTCCATACCACTACCTATTTCTTGTGATAAACCACCTTCTGTAAATGGATTAACAGACTCAAACATGCTAGCTAGATTACTAAAACCTGCTTTTTGTAAATTACCTTTAATATTTTTTCTTGAAATAGTATTTCTTATTAATTGTCCACCAACACCTGTAGCAGACATACCACCACCCATAACACCACCAATTAAGAACGTATCTATTACTTCACCCCATTTAGGTAAGAACTGATCTACTTCATCTTTATATATATAATCAGCTGCTTGATTTATGAGTAATGTACCAACTTCTGATAAACCTTCTTGACCAAACTCTTTCATTACTTTAGTACCATACTGTCTAAGACTTTGTTCAATTGCTTCTTTACCACCACCACGTAATCCTTTAAACATACCTGCACCAATTTTCTTAGTAACAAGTTCTAGTAAACCTTCTGAAGCACCTGTTGTATATGCGTGTGCTAATCTTCCCCAGTTTAATGGTCTACCATCTTGCGCGCTTTCCATGTTAGTTCTAGCTGCTTCACCTGCTACAATAGAAGCAATACCTACATAAGGTATCATTGATTGAGCCACTGAAGGTAATGATCCTAAAGCTGATGCTGTAATTCTAGTACTACCAGCAACAAAAGAAGCAAGTCTTTTTTTCATATCATAATCTCCTTCATCACCACCTGTAAAAGCATCACCCATCATTTCAGCCATACCTACATCTCCAAAATCAGCTAATGTCATGTTTAATTGTTCAGCTTTTTTACTAAACACATTATAACCTTCTTCGCCAGCTTCAACTAAACCTTTTTGACTTATATCATTCATAGCAGATAATCCAGGCATTGTAGCTCTCATTAATGGAGATTTTAAAACTGCTTGTGCACCAGGAGGTAAATATTCACCTATACTATCTCCAATCATTTTTTTAGTATCAGCTAATAACTTTGGTACAGCCATCATACCAGCACCAATGTTTAATATTCCAGACTCTACAAGATCACCTACTTCTTCACCAAAATCATATGAACCTTCATAAGCAGGATCACCTACTACAAACTCTGCTACAATATTATTAATTACATTGTCAAAACTAACACCGTCCCATGAATCATCTTCATAATCACTTAAATCTAAAACACCCATAGCATTTAAAGCTCCAGCTATAGGTTCTAAAGCTAGTTTACTAATTTTAAAATCAGCCGCGTCTATTATGAATTCTACACCTTCGCCTCCAGCTCTAGCTATTGACTCTCCAAACTTCATGTCAGATATGTCTTTAGTAAAAGCATCCCAAGTAAATTCTTTTCCTTCACCTAAGCCAAAATTACCAAAAAACTTATTATCATCTCCTGCTAATATACCTAATACACCTTTTTTATTATCTTCATTGTATTTTTTTATAGCAGCAGCTTTATCTTTTTTATACTGTTCATGAGCTTTTATTTGCTCTTCATATTCTTTTCTTTTTTCTGGACTCATATCTGAGTGTCCAAAATGGTAAGCAGCAGAAGCTTTATCAAGCATACCAGCTTCGCTTTCGTCTTTACCTAAATCTGTCCATGTTACATCTTCACCTGCTGGTCTTCTATAATATTCACCTTGACCCGTTTCATCATCTACATGGAATTTATATTCATAACCTCCTTTTGTTATTACAGTTCCCGGTAGTATAGGTGATTCCGATAAACCACTTTCCGATTCTGAGACCATATCGTTTGTCGATCCTGCATTGGTCTCCGCTTTTACAGCAGGATCGTTTGTCTTTACTGGTGCTTCCGCAACAGCTTGAGACATTTGATATATTTGATCACTAGTGTAACCACCATCAGCAATCAACTTTTTTACATATTCTTGTCTAGTCATTTAATTTAATTTATTGGTTACCCATTATTTTTTGTGCTTTATCAGCAATGCCTTGTTGTAAATCAAATACCGCGGCATCTTGTTCTACATAAGGTAGTTTGTTAGTTAAAAACTGTACTAAATAATTTTTTATAAAAAATTGCTTATATCTTTCTCCAAATATAATTTTTTTATCTTGATGTAAAGGTAAATCTCTTTGATAATCCCATGATAAACTACCGGCATTAGCGTTTTGAACCATCTGATCATCTTCTTCATCACTTGATAGTTGAGCTAAATAAACGTTCCAAGCTGCAACTGCTTCTTGTTCTGCTGATAATATACCAGCAACTTCAGCGTTTATAAATGGTTGTAGTTTTCTTTCTATTTTATCTAAATCAAATTTTAATATGTTTCTACCTTTACCACCACCAATATCTATTATTTCATAATCAGGTTCACCGTTAAATTTTAATATAAATTCTTCTGATATTTTTGCAGCTGAAGATAATTTACCGTTTTCACCTATTGAATCAGGTGTAAATAATCCAGACTCTACTAATAATTGATCCATACCAGCATTAAGATCTGGTGTTTCAACTACCATAGATGTATCTGCGTCTAGTAAACTTTGTAAAGCAGAGCTATTTATAACTAAAGGTGTATCTAACATCGGACCTGTAAACATTAATTGTTGTGAGCCATTGTCTAGTAGTTGTAAAGAAACATCATAACCATCTGTTTTAGAAAAACCAGGTTTTTTAGTAATAATACAATTTGCAACCATGTATCCATAATAATTGTTAGGATCGTAGTTACCAGTTTCTACAACTTGTAATTCACCCATTACATTAGATAAAAACTCTAATGAAAGTTGAGGAGCAGCTTCTAATTGTACTAGCATTTTATTTTCTAATATACAATCACCACATGTTCCTCTTTCTAATTCTGCTTTTAGTCTAGCATATATTCTACCTGTATTCTGGTATGCTTTATTTAAAACACCATAGTCAATGTTTACTCTAGAGCTTAAATATCCAGGTACATAAGCCATGTTATCACTCTGTAACATTTGCTTTATAAATAAGTTTATTGATATATTTTTATTCTCCATTTTCTATATTTTTAACCAGCGTTTTTAGCTCCAAAATATGAACTAGCAGCTCCTGCAACTCCTGATATAGCTCCAGTAATAGCAGCTGTTTGATCTCTCTGCGCCTGTGCTTTAACACCCTGCATGTTATCTATTTGTGCTTGTAGTCTGTTTAGTTGTTGCATTTCTCTAGCTTCTCTTTGACCAAATACAAATTGTTTACCAGCAGCATCAAGACCTTGCATTCTTTTCTCTTCAGCTATTTTAGCATCTTGTAATCTTTGCTCACCAGCTTGTCTAGCTTGTTCATTAGATTTTTCTTGAGCTTCAATACTAGCAGCAATACCTTGTTTAGATTTTAATGCAGCTTGAGCTAAAGCAGTTGCACTACCAGCTCCACCTCCAGTTTGTCTTATAGTATCTAATGTATTAGCCAATGCTTGATCAGTTTCTTCGATCTGCATTTCAGTTGCTTGTGTAGCAACAGCTAAATTAGCCATAGGATTACTCATCATACTACTTAAGTTAGTAGAATCCTCGTAAGGATTAATTATTTCCTGTCTATTAGCTTCTAGTTGTGCCATTTTAGCGTTCATTTTTTTTAATTGCTTAGCAGCTTTTCTTGCCGCTCTTCTAGCTTTTCCGCCACCAAGGATACCACCGAGTATGCTTGTACCCGCACTTATAGCTGCGGATCCTAATAAAAAACTCATATTACTTATATTTATTATTGTATTCTTCTTTTGTCATAGAGACTATTTCTTTTTCTAATTCAGCTATATCCTTTGTATTTGTAGGGTTTTTGTGAACATTTACAAATATAGAATCTTCTAAAGCTAAAATAATTCTTTGCGAACCAGGTTCTGATACAGTATAGCAAGGAGCTATGTGCTCTATCTTTTCACCATTATTATTTATAATAACTGAACCTGTTAATAAAAACCAAACATGTAGATGATTATGAACTGCACCTAGAATAACATGTCCTTTTTTTAAATTCATTTGTCTTATGTAGAGTTGATCTGCGAAATTATGTATTATTGGTATATCAGGTACCGTTGCTATTGCTTTACCGTCTCCATAAAATCCATCTTCTTCTTTACCTTCAAATATTAATTTCTGCAAAGCCTCTACAGCTGTTGCTTTTTTTAATTTCATTTTATTTAATTTAATATCCGCTGTTAGCTATAAACTCACTACCAACAGAGAATAATTCTTTTTCACCACCTGGTTCTGTAACTGTATCTGTAGCTATTGTTACAGTGGCTAAAAATCCTTTTATACCAGATATAGCTGCGCCATAAGTAATTTCACCAGGCATAGGTAAACTATTATTTACCAAGTTAGCCACATATTTATTTTCTTTTCTATTAAACCCAGCATAATAAAACGGTGGGTTAGCATTAGGATATACATTACCCGCAGCATCATACTGTCCTTGTGTATAGCTATATACTTGAGTAGTTGCATCTTGAAACTCTGCCCAGTTGTTATTATTAGTAACATTATTCATACCTGTAAGATCAGATACAAAAGAATTTATTTGCCAACCATTACTTCCTTCATAATCAACTGTTTTAAAAGTTTTAGATAAACTTACATTAGGATTAAAAACAAATGTTATAGAAGTAGGTTTAACTGTTTGACCGTCATTACCATAGAATAAATTTCTTGTACCAGATATAGAATAATGCTCATATAAACTACCAAATTTTGTACTATAAAACTTATTACCTAAGCTAAACATTAATTCTGGTTTATATGTAAAGAAACTAGTCCAACCTTGAACAATATTATCCCATGATAAAGTTTCATAACCACCTTCTCTTGTATAAGCTTGTGCACCTGGTTCTTGTGTTGAAACAACATATTGTTTGTTGTGTATGTCCCAACCACCTATAACTCTTCCTGTTACTCCACCTACCACAATACCTGACCCTAATCTATCTCTAAAATAATCTATCATATTAGCTCTAGATATTTCTACCAAACCTCCAGATAATTTTAAAACAGCTCCGTTGTTTCTATCAGTAAAATACTTATCAGTACCGTATACCGCAAAACTTGTAGGATCATTACTAATACCATATTTACCAGCGTAAGGTTGAATAGCTCCAATAACAAGATTAGCACTTGTAACAGCTCCACCACCTTCTGCAGAATATATAGCATCTTTATCAATTAAAGCTCTACTAATTTTTAATTCTTGAAATATATTTAAATTAGTATCTTCAGCATAAAGTTTTTGTATACTTCCATTAGCTGGATCTAGTGATTTAATTATATCTTCTCCTACTGAAAACACATTTGTATTATTTATACCTGTTCTAGAGTTGAATATACCTGAGTATATTAAAGAGTTTCCACGTCTAGATCCATTAGGTTCTTCTTCTACTAAATATGCTTTAGCACCAAAAGATACTGAGGTGTTGTTATAACCACCATTAATTCTAGATTCTTCTATAACCCAATTTTGTGGAACATCTGCGTTAGATATAGGATAACCTCCTTTAGCTGCAGGTATACCCATAGAACCATTCCAAGAAGGAATATTTCCATAATTGGGATTCGTTATTGTTTGGTTTACTTTCTTTAGAAGAAATGTATTGAAGTATTTAACTTCTATTATAGCAGCCATATTATTAGTATTACTTGTTTTTTTACAAAGTTACGTTACACGTATTGGCAGGATCTGTACTGTTTAAAGCTAGTTTAGTGTAACCTGCATTTATTAATGTAGTTTGATTATCTCTTGCACAAACTCTATCATAACCTGGGAATGTATTAGAAGGTGGATCAACATAACTAACAGCAGCAGTTGCATCACCACTACAATCTGTATATGTAGCGGAGATAACATTACCAGTACCTTGATAATCACGCTTATAAGTATAACACGGTGTTCTATTTACAACAAGGTTAAAATTACAAACATCAGTTAAAGCACCAGCATCTTCTACTGTAGCTACACAGGCATATGTTCCATCAGGCATACCGCTTGGTGTATCTCCTCCTGTAAAATTAAAAGAAGCTGTCCAATATTGATTTGCTTGATATTGATTTATAAATACAGAGCCGTTACCTAAAGGTCCATAATCTACACCGCCTTTAGTAACTGTAAGTCTCCATGTTAAATCTTTCCAACCTTGAGGATTTGATATTCCTACTCCAAAAGCTGCTCCGTTAGTTGCTTGAATAACTTTAAAAGTTCCCAATGGATTTACACCATTACCAGTTCCTGGAACATAAATAGGAGGATTACTACATGTACTACCTAAAATTACAGGAGATAAATTTATTAAAGAAACAGGTTGTTTTGTAATAAACGTCTGCACACCAGCATAATTAATTTCGAATTTAAAAGAGTAGGTGTCTTTAGTTGCATGTTGATTACTGTAATAAAAAGAATCTTGAACTTTTACATTATAATTATTTCCATCTCTTACTAGTTTGAAAACAGATGTATTATCAGATGGATCATTAGTACTAGTAATTACATTATTATTAAAATCTTTAACCTCTACCAGTTGAAATTGAGGTGGATTAGTTTCAACATAAGTTATAGTGTTACCAAATTGATCTAATATAGGAAAATCTGATGAACACATTTCGTCATTAGCTGTTGCTGGTACAAGTCCTTCATCAAAATCATCAGTATTAAAACCAAATGAAACACCTTCAGCAGTACCACCAGATATTGCTTGGTTTAAATCAGTTACTAAACCAGCTGTAGTTGTTTCCCAGAATATATCTATATTAGATTCTACAGGATCTGTTTCCATAACAGCTAATTGAGGCATTGTAACCCAGTTATTAGAATTTATAGGTGTTGGTGTGAATGTTAAAACATCGCCAACAGCAGTACCCGATGTGTTTTGATTTAATATTATTTTACGAAAACCACTGTCATTTGAAACAGAAAGAACTAAAGTACCATCTGCTATTCCAGGACCAGTAACTGTTTGACCACTTGTTACCGCGGCTGTAGCAGGGGTAGGACTTATAGATGCAGTTGTTAAACCAAGAGTGTCTAAACCTCCTAAGCTAGTAGAACCTACGGTTCCAGTTACTATAACAGGTGCTACTCCAAATTTTCCAGAAGGTGTATTTATTCTACCAATTAAAGGGTTTGAAATAACATTATAAAAATCAGCACTACCAACATAACCTGTTTGAGATATACCATTAAACATATCATTGTCTGTAGCTATTACGCTCACTATAGGAGCAATATCTCCAGGATAATATTGAGCATTATTCTGCCAAACATCTACGCTGTTTAAATTTTCTACTCTTCCATGTAATACAACACTACTTCTAAATTGTTTTTGTTCTGGTCCTACTTCTATTAAATCTCTAGGGACTTTATTAATATTATCATTAAATAATACAGCATGAGATGTTTTACCTAATTCTTTAGTCGGATCTGTAGGATAAGCAGCCATTACACCAGGTAAATATACATTGTAATATTCTTGTTCAGTTTGTTTTACAACTATTTTATAAGAGTACCAACCTAATGGATTATAATCTGCACTAGTGGGATCACCATTATATATACCTGTTACACCACCAGCTATAGGACTATTAAATAAAACTTTTAAAGAGTTTCCAGGAAAAGATAAAGCTTCTACACTTGAAGCTAGATACCTTGAAAAAATAGTAGAACCTAAATAAGATTCATTATTAAACTTAACAGAACTATCTCCATCAGCTAATATTACAGTTGATTGTCTACCAAACTTATCTGATAATACTACACCTACTTGATAATTTCTATTTTGTTTTAACGAGTGGTTAGGATATTCTATTTTACTTGTTGTATATCTTACGTTGTTAGGTGCTGTAAAAGTAAGTGTTGAACCATTTGCTAAAGCACTAGCCAACGCAGCAGATAATGTAATTGTAGTACCAGTATTTGAAGCAACAACAGTATTAGCTGGGATTGCTCCTACAACATTAGATGTTACTGTGTATCCATTAGCAAAATTACCTGTAGCTGTATTTATAGCAATAACAGTTTCCCCTTGTGGTTCTAAAGCAGTAGTTGTAGTTGTTGCTGTACCTAAATTAAAATCAGATTTTGGACTAACGGCAACGTTATAATCTATACTAGCTGGAGGAGTATGTTTGTCTAAAAAATTACCATATACAACTCTATTACTTATAATTTCTTGAGATAAGGCTCTTACAGGTATTTTATCATATGTTCTTGTTGTATCGCTAGCTGGTAAAACTTTATAAGGTTTTGTAGATTGATACTCATATTCAAAAATATTATTATCACCAAATGTTAAACTAGCGTTATTAGCTAAACTCTGAGGAGTTGATAATACAAGAGCACTTACTCCATCATAACTTACTACAACAGGATTATTAACTACACCATCTCCACTAACTAAAGCACCTACTTTAATAGAACCACTAATATTATCTATAGCTACACTCGTGGTAGTAGTTGTAGCGCCATTTACCTCTGCTCTACCGTATCCACTTCCTATTCTTGATAATGGAATTGTTTCAATAACATTAACATTATTTGAAGTAGATTCTTTGTATAATATATCTATATCTGTTATTTTAAAAGCACTATTTAAAAGACTAGATGTTGTTGGTAGTGGTATTCTTAATATTATTTTATTAACTTTGTTTTCCATAAATTCAACAACAGTGCTTCTATAAGTATCTTCTTCGTCTTGAACGTCTAATATAGGACTATTGTTTTTATCCCCAACACCTGCTGTAGCACTTTCTTCGTTTACTTTGTATCTAAAATAACCATCTTGTTTTGGTATAAAACATTCTTGAGTAAATGGTGATATTATAGAGTATTCACCGTTTTCAAATTTATATCTATAAGCAAATCTTACAAATAATTCTTCTAAATAATCTGAATCACCATTGTAATCAATTTGATAATAAGGATTATAATTAAATATAACCGTTGTACCTGCGTCTATAGTATATGTAGGAGATTGTGTTTGAGTATTTACTGTAAAATAAGTGTTATTAGCTCCAGTAACACTTGCTACTGTTTGACCTGTTTCAATAAATTCACCGTCTTTAATATAAGCTATAGTAGCACCATAAGGTAAATCACCTTGATAACCATTTCTAACAATTTTTATACCGGTAACATTACTTGAATATGCACTCTCTGTAACACCTTCACCACCATCAGGATAATACCTACTTACAACATCGTACATAGATGTTTCGTAATCAGTTGCTGTATTGGAAGCTGGTCTATATAACTCTATTGGTTGATAAGGATTATATTTAGCAACAGATATTTGATCTTCAGTTGTATAATATGTTGGATTAGCACTGTTATTTGGATTAGCTAAACTTACATTTATAACTCGTGGTTGATTTCTATTGTCAGTAAAAAACAATAAATCTTCTAGTATATTAACACCAGTTATTGGAAATAAAGTAGAAAAATTTAAAAAATCACCATTAACTAATATAGAAGCTGCGTTACTATTTGCCTCATACATTACTATGTAAGATGTTTTACCTGAACCAGCTGATCTTTTATAAGTAGAACCTGTGTTATCTGTTAAAAATAAAAAAACTCTATTGTTTATTTCATCAGTGCAATAACCTATAGAAAATAAATTATCATTATTGGTTAGTTCTCTAAAATCTGCGGACAAAACATTACCTAAAACATTTTCTAATGCTCCAACATTAGGACCTTCAGATCTACTTACCTGAGCATTTATTGCGTTTCTATATTCGCCCTGAGGTATTAATCGATCATCAAGATCTTTATTCATTTTACCTTTGACGAAATTATTGGTTATTTTTGCCATTAAATTTTAGTGTTTAATCCATTTAGATTTACCTCTCATTACTTGAACTATTTGATCAAGTTTAATATTAGATAATCTTATTTTAGCATTTCTTAATGCGGCTCTTCTATCTTTTTTAAATCTTGCTACAAGTCCTTCAGGTACACCTGCTCTACCAGCTAATAAGTTATATGATATACTCATGTACATAGCTTCTTCTGCTAATTTAGGTATTCTAGTATCTAAATCATAAGCAAGTCCATCAGATATATATTCTAAAACAATTAATTTATCTCTTAAATTACTTGAAAAAGTAAATTTACCATCTCTTTCATTAATACCAAACCAACCGTTTGCGTTAGAATATTGAGGATCTAATCCATATAATCTTCCCCAGTTCCATGGACCTGAACCAAAATCATTTGCATAATATCCATATGCCCATAAATCTTGATCGTATAAAGCTTCTTCATTTAATATTCTATTAGGATTTACATCTCTCCATCTTTCTACTGTTAACGATGTTCCTTCTAAATCTTCACCGAAGTTATCTTGTGTTGGTACACCTTTATCATCTTGTAATAATTTAGTGTAAGGATTAGTAGTTAAGTTATTGTTAGGAAAAAGTGGTCTTTTTACACCGTATTGATCTATCCAAGATAAAGCAACATAATTAACATAGTCTTGAGGTATAACTAAAGACAAATTATCTGGCACAGTTAATTCTTGAGATTTTATACTTTTCAATGTATCATAGCTAAACTCTTGTAATGATCTTTTAGCAAAAAATAATACATCAGATTTTTTAGCTGTTTGAATTACTTTACCATCACCAACATAACCAACCATATAGTTATCTATAACATCTCCTAGTTTTATATATTGATAACTACCGTAATTTTCTTCTACAGCATTACCTAAAGCTTCTTCAGCTGGAGTATTTGCGTACTGACCACCGTCTAATGTTTTTAACTGTACAACTATGTATAAATTGTTAGCAGGATTAGCCGCAAAAGTTATAGCGTTTCCGGTTACAGAATACTGTAATACATATTCAGTCCAACTACCTGGAAAACCTGTAGTACTAGTGTATATTTTAAAGTTATTTAAAGCATATTCAGCTACAGCTGGGTTCCAACTACCATATACAAGATCTGTGTTAAATGTAGTTGTTATTGTTAACGCATTACCTGTTCCTCTAAAGCCTTGTACGCCTTGATAATATTGTTGGTTAGTTTCTGTTATTTGTCCCATTATGCTTTTTCATTTTGTGAAACTGACATTGCTTCTTGCTCTGCAGTTTGTATTATTGTAGGATCATTAATTATTATACCACAATACTTTAATATGTTAGTAATAATATTTGTTTGCTCTGATACATCTAATTCAAAATCAGTAGACGAACCAGCCGCATATATATATTGTCCTACAGCACCAGTAGTAAAACCCCAAACAGGATCAGTTGGTACAGTTAAGCAATTTATAACTAAAGTATCTGGGTTTGGAGATACTCTTACTATTAATGAACCTGCATTGTTAGTAGTGTAACATATAGGATATTGATTGGTAGGACTAGTTAGTTTTGATCTAGTTATTTGTTCAAAATCTTTTTTACTAGCTAATTGAGTTATTGAGTTACGTACAGGGTTGTTAACATTAGTAGTGTTATATGTAGATATTATTTGACCTAACTTATATATAGCGTTAGCTGTGTTGTTTTGCCAAGCTGTATTACCTGGAACATAAGTAAAAGCTACATCCTGTTCAAATGGATATAACTTGTAAGCCGTATCTTTAAACATGTTAAAGAACTCTGTATCGTTTTGTTGATTGTTTTGGTTGAATCTATTTAACTGATTACCATCTGGAAAATATGATTCAAATATTTCTTTTTGTACTTGAGCAGCAATACTATTAAACTCTGTTGGAGTAACATATCCTCTTTGTTCTTTGTTTAATATGTACAAGACTGTTGTGTATACTGTATTTACGTTTACTGCCATTATATTTTTTTTATTATAATACAGAGGCAGCAAATGCCGCCTCTATATTAATATCACTTGTTTTTATAGCTTTTTATCTATAGATTTATAAATTTCTACTCCCTCATCTGTTTTTAAGAAAGCAGCAAAAGCTGAATAAGGATTTTCATCAAATGGAACATTCATTAATTTTCTATCATTTGATCCCCATAAAAATGTTCTTTGATCTTGAGATAACTTTATTATACCTGCTTCACGAGCTTTAATAGCAAAGTTTCTTAGTTGTACATTTTCATCATTAGCTAAAGCAATAAATAATCTTGGATCATTTTTTGCAAACAATAATAAATCTCTTTTTATTTCTTTAGAGCTCATACTATTAACTTCAGAACCTTTTTCTACTCTTAAAATAGCCTCTGCGTGATCAATATCTATAGTTCTAGCCGCATTTAAAGCGTCTATTTCCATTTCTAAATCTACTAATTCGTCTTTAGCTTCTTCAACAGGACTATATTCTTCATACATTTTATTTTTTAACGGATGATATAGTGAAAGTAGTTTCTGTAAGTTCTGTTTACTTTTAGGAACTTTTAAAAATCCATCTCTAAAAATGATATGCCCCATTGTTACTTCACCTTTTTGTTCATCAACTAGTGGTGAATCTTGGTTGGTAGCATATCTTATTTCTCTTTGTTTACCTTGTTGTTCATCAAACCAAAGTAAAGCATGTTTTTTAGTATGTTTACCTGGTATTGTTAAAGTTAATGGAGATTTATTTCCTTTTAAATAATAAACTCTATCTCTTATTTCCCACTTGGGTTTTGACTGTTTTACAGCCACTTGTTCTTTTTTTGACATAATATAATATAATTAAATAGTTAAAAAATAATAATTATCCCTGCCCAAAGACAGGGATAGTTATTAATAATTGGATGTTATAATCCTTGGAATAAAACGAAGTTGTTAGCAGCTTGAGTTACTAAACATCTTTCAGATAGGAAGTTAACTTCCATAGCATCAAGAGTTGAAGTAAATGCACCACCAGCAGAACCAGTTAACCATGATTTCATTCTTCTGTCGTCACCTTGAGAAGCTCTATATCTTACATGTAAGAAAGGTCTTCTAATGTTAGTACCTAAGATTTGATCATAAACTGTGCTTGTTCCAGCAGGAACTAATACACCTTCGATTGAATTAACACCTACGATAGCACCTCTTGTAGAAGCATCGTTTAAGTATTTCCAATCAGTTTTATAGAAGTCATAAGAACCTCTTCTAAAACCAGAGAAACCTAAGTTAAGTGCCATTTCCTCTGAATTTTCAAATAAACCAAATGCAGTACCACCAGCAAATCCACCAGAGATAGAAGCTAACATATCATCAAAATCAAGAGCAGTTTGTCTTTGTAAGAATAACATGTTTTCTTCGATAGCTCCCTGAGTATCTAGGTTTTTAAGTATTGCATCAAACTCATCAAGACCGTTAGCAGCAGTAAATCCTACTTCTACATTACCTCTGTCTCTAATAGCAGCAAATAAACCTTGTGTACCTGGTAAAACAGCAGTAGCATATTGCCCTGCAGCACCGTTAGCGTTAGCATTTAATTCACCTTCTACCATTGCCATTTCTAAGTAATCTTCAAATCTTAATCTAGTTTCAGACTCAGCTTTTAAATACCAAAGGTATCCAGATTGACCATCTTCAGTAGCAACTTCAACCCAACCGATTTGTGCCATATCAGATCCAGTAACAACGTACTGATCTCTTATAATCACTGGTGAGTTAGAAAACTGCGTGAAAGAAGGATCGATACTTACTCTAGCAGCAGAGTTTCCTACTCCTGCTCCAATACTTGATCCTTTAGTATAGTCAGAACCATAAACAAACATTTTAATTGTTGCAGAAGCAATACTAATTCCTTGTGCATCAAATGTTGAATTTGCAAATGGCATAACTGTTACGTTACCAGCAGCTCTTGCTGTAACAATACCTTTAGCTTCTGCACCATTTGCTGGGTCTAGAAGAACTACAGTATCATTAATAGATATAACGTTAGTTATACCTGCACCAACTGGAATTGTAACAACTGATGCTAAAGCCGCACCAGCTCCTCCTCCTGCAGCTACGCTACAGTTGTCGTAAGATATATGTAATCTATTTTGTTCAGACCAGATTACTTGATCTGAGGTCATTGGCATTTCTGCACCAACCATTCTCAAAAAGCCAGATAACGTTCTGTTTCCATAACGCTCTACTTCTTGTTCGTAAATTTCTGGTAAATATTGTTGCGCAAAGTTTCCGCCCGCCGCACCATCAAATACTAAGTAGTTTGAAGGACTTGGAGTTTGAATAGGACTTGGTACAATACTACCAAATTGTGGAGATAAACTCATAATTTGTAATTTTTAATTAGTTAAATTTTCTTTTCTTAATTTTCAATTTTGTAGAATCAGCTCCAGAAATAGATTTAACTTTAAAGCCGTTTACAAAAACTTCACCTTGTTGGGTTCTAGCTTTTGTTGGTGATAAATTTTTAGATTTATTCACCACGTCTTTAACCGCATCTGCTTTTCCTTGCTCATAAAAATGAGACGCTATTCTATCTACATTTTCAGCTGCATAAATTGCTTTGTGATAACCAGCCGCATCACTAACATTACCTTCACTATCTAAGAACTTCTTAACTAAGTTATTAATGTTTGATTGGTTTTCAGCAACTTTATTTACGTCTTTAATATTATACTTATATTGTTTATCTCCTACTTTAATATCGAAACCTTCAAAATTTTCAGTAAAAAATTTATTAGTATTTTCTTGAAAAACTTTATGTTGCTGTTCAGCTATTTCTTGCTGCTTATTGTATCGATTGAAAAAGTCCATAGCTTTTTGTTGATCTTCAGATACGCCGGGTCTCAACTTGATTTCGTCGTAATATTTCTTCTTAGTTTCTTCTAAAAAGTTTTTAGCTTTTGCAATCTCCTCTTTTTTAGCGAGTTTTTTCTTTTTGACGTCACGCTCTTCGTCAATATCTGTATCGAAATGGAATTTATCTTCCATGATAAAATCTATTTCCTCAGCATCTAAATGTGGTTTAGTCTGCTTGTAATATTCTTTTAATAAAGTAGTATCATCTACATTACTGTAATCAGCATTTAATCTTACATAATCTTCTACTGATCCACCAGTATCTTCCATAAATGAAACAAGTTTTTGAATGTTATCAGGTAATTCCTTACCTAATACTTTCTCATCTCTAATAGCTTCTTTTACTTCTTGTTCTACTTTTTCAACCTTTTCTTCGGTTACTTCTTTGATCGGAGAAAACCCTTCAGTAGTCTCGTCGGACTCTTGTACAGGTTCTCCCACCTCTGCGCTATCTCCGGATGGTTCTTCCACAGGTATCTCCTTTGTTTCTCCGATTTGAATGGCATTTTCCTCTTCTTTTTTAAATGCTTCCTTAGGTATTGTAACCTTAGTAACATCGTTAGGTATTTCTACTAATGGCTCTTTTAAACTAACTTTTTTTACTGTTTCTTCAGTACTTACCAATTGTTTTGGTTTTTTAGATTTAATTTTAAAGTCACCTTCCTGCTTAACAGGTTCATTTGTTTTTACTTCTGACATAATATAATATAATTAAATAATTAATAATTAAACGGGTAGCATTCCACTAGCCACGTCTTTATCTTCAAAATCTATAGGTGCTAGATCATTTTTTCTTTGATCTATCATCTTGCTTTGTTGCGTACCTTCCATTTTTATACGCTTATCTTTACGATCTTCTATTCTGTTTTCTTTTGCTTCCATATTCTGCATGTCCATTTGCTTTAATTGCATGTCATACTGGAACTGAGCTTGCATTTTTTCTTGTTCTATTTGCGCAGCTGTTTGCATACGTTGTATTTCCATTTGAGATCTAGCTTGCTCATATTGTACTTTAGAACTTGAAATAGCTTCTTGTTTTTGAACTTCAGCCATTGCTATCTCTTCAGCTGCTTGAGCTTGAGATTCTGCCTGAGCTTTAGTTTGTTCAATTGCTCTTTTGTGATCTTCTCTAGCTTTTAATTTACGTTTTACTTTAAGTAATTGGTTAGCTAGTTTAAGATTTTTAATTTGTCTTAAATCTATAGCGTCTTCAAGATTTATATCACCTTGTTGTAACGCCATTTGTATATTTTGTTCTAACTGAGCTTGTTGTTCTTCGTCTGGTTCTAATTCTAAATATATTCCAAAATCATGTAAATTTAAATTTTGTATTTCTACTAAAGTATTTACATTGTAATTAGATATATTATTAGCTAAAGACTCTGCTGTTAATGGGAACTGTAAAGCATCTGCTATTTTTAAAGCAATATTTTCTGCTATTCTTAATGTTATGTATAGACCAGCTTGTTTTATATGTCTAGTAGCTACATTAGAAGCATTAGCTGCCATTTTTTGTAAACCAACTAAAGTTTGTTTATCAGGTGTGCTTCCATCTCTAGCTTCGTTTAATCCGGTCACATCTCTTATCATTTGTAAATAATATTGATATGTGGATATTAAACTTTGTATTTTACCTTGACCAGAACTAGATGTTAATTCTTGAATAGGAACTTTACCAGGATTCATATCACCGTCTTGAGTAAGTGATCTACCAACAATACTACCTGTTTGGAAATACATGTTTAGTGCTTCTGCTGGATTATAATTAGTTCCATTACCTAGATCTACTTCAGCAAGTCCGTCCATATCTAAGTAAACACCATCTGGTACCATCTTAGCTAATACTTGTTGTAACTTTAAATGAGTTAACTGTATCATATCAGCAAAACCAATACATTTACTTACAAGTGATTCTATTCTACCTTTATACATACGTGGTGCACATATAGCATAATTCATTTCTACTTTTGTAGTATCTGATACTGGTCTAGACATGTTTTCTGCTAACTCCCATTTTAACATAGTGTCTGTTCCTAATACTTTAGCTCCACTATATAAAACCTCTATACTTCTACTAACTCTTTCAAAACCATCATTAGCTGGAGGATTAAAAGTATCAGGTTTTTCTAATGCTTTTTCTAATCCTTGATCTGTTTGTTTTATTTTAAATACTTGATTATGATAAGTTTTATAATCAAAATACATTACTTGTACAGTATTTTCATCATAACCACCCCAACCTGTAATATAATTTCTATTTCCAGGCATTTTTTGTATTCTTTCTAATTCTTCATTTGATATATTTGGAAACTCTTTTTTAAGTTCTGGTATAGTTATAGCTTTAATTTCACCAACGTAATATATATCTTCAAAGTTAGGATCTTCTGTATATGAATATACCATATAAGCTGGATCTACATAATCAACTGTTATTCCTTCAGCTGTATTAAAGTTTGTTTTACACGCTGCAATACCACACACAGCCAAGTCCATGTTTAATCTTCGCTTTGTTAAGTCATATTTGTTGTGATCCATAACAGATGTTATAGCTTCTTCTTCAGCTATTTCTATACTTTGCTTATAAGATAACTGCATGTGAAGTTCTAATTCTTCAGGAGTTTCTGGTAATAACTCAGGACTTTTGCTTTGATATAAATCTATTTGTAATGAATTTTTTAACGAATCAAGATATTGTTTAGCAAGCATATCTTCTTGAATCTTAGAAGCATATTCAGTTCTTTTCTTTATAGAAGATGGATCTTGAGCAAAAGCTTTTATGTCATATGTTTTTGCAGATATACCATTTACTACTATATCTACAAATTTAGATAATATAGGAACTGGTTGCCAGTCTAAATTAAGATAAGACAAATCACCATTTATAGATAATTCATCTTTATATTTTTGTATACTTTGTTCTCCACGAGCATACAGTCTTAATTGGTGAAACTGATTCCAGTTAGTTAAATATCTATTACCTTGAGTTCTTCCTGATTTAAACCACTCATATTCAATAGCCATAGCAACCTGACTCCCATATTCAATACTAGCTTTTTCAGCATCACTCACTACTTGACTAGGGAAAGCACTATTGGTATTAGTATATATATTCATTAATTTATAATTTTTGATAAAGTTCCTTTATTATTGTATTTTTTTATACCTAAATCAACTGGTTTTAACTCTCTTTTATTTACAGGTGAATACCTGTGTTTATTACAAGCCATTAAAGCAAGTCCAGAGCTAATAGAAGCATCATGAGTTGTTCTATTATTTATGTCAAATCTAGCCCAGTCTTCTAGTGTTCTTTGAAAATACATATCCCCATAACCTGCTTCTTTTAATCCTACATAATGTTCTACGTAAGTTTCTATTGCAGATGCATGAGCTTGTTTAATATCTTCGCTTGAATTAGGTATACCACCTATTTCTCTTTCTGTTACAGATAATTTATTTCTTCTTTTATCTGGTCTATTCATAGCAAAACCTCTATAACCTCTACGTTTAAAATAATAAAGTAATCTTGGTTTGTTGTTTTCTGCTAATATTGGCATACCATAAAATACACATGCCATTAATACATCTTCAAAAAATATTTCAGCTGTTTGTGGTCTAGCTATGTATTCTAAAAAGAAATGATTAGGTGGAACTTCTTCCATGCTAAATTTAGTTAAACCATGTAAAGATCCATTGGAACCTCTTTTATCTACTGTTCCTGATATATCATATGGATCACATCCAAAAGCACCACAATGCTCGTTACCTGGATAATTTATTCCATTTTTTAAATATCTTTTATTTTGTAGTTCTACTGGTGGAACCCAAGTTACATAAAACCTACCTTGTTTGTTTGGTATAAAAATAACTCTTGTGTCTTTGTGTCCATTTTCCCATTGAAAACTACCTTGTGTAACACCTAATGAATTTTTTAAATCTTCATTAAAGTCTATTTGTTCGTATATTTTTGTAAGATTAAATAAAGATGATTTAGATTCATCTCTAAAAGCGTGTTTTGTTGTTCGTGGAAATTGTCTATAAAATTCGTTTAAAGCATCTTGATCATCTTTTAAACCCTCCACTTCGTTATCCCAGTACTCAATAACCCCGAGCTTAATTGGCGTTCCATGAGGTCCACACACTTTTTTTGATGGGGTCTCGAATACAGGCATTCCGTAAGAATCAATGTATCCTTCGTAATTCCATTCCATAGGAATGAATAAAGAATAGAGTCCTGAGCGAGTCTGTCCGTTGCTGTTTCTTTTTGTAACATCTGAATCATCATATAGTTTTTTAAAATTTCTACCACCTTTGTCTAATGCATTAGATGTTGAACCCATCATACATTTACCAATAATTCTACTACCTAATCTTAAAGTAGTTTTAGTTACACGCCAATTATTTAAAATATTATTAGGTTTTTCCCATTTACCACTTTCATCATGAACTAATAATTTTAATTTTTCACCATCATAAGCGTTATCACCTGTATTTTTCCAGTCAATTGTAGTATCTAATCCTTTTAATTCTTCATCTAAATCATCTATAGCTGTTAGTTTTCTACGTGTAAACTTACTAGCTGGTACACGATAAGCTAACTCTGTTTTAGGACGATCCATACCATCTTGTGTAGGTTTAAAAAAGAAAGGATAATTAACCGATATAGGAACTACTTTATCAGTAAACATTTTTTTTGCATCAGCACCTGACTTTGATAATATACCATATCTACTATCACTTGATATTGTTGCTAAATTAACTGATTCACCTGAAGCCATAAATGAAAAACCAGAACGTCTATTTTTTAAATAACACATACCGTATGATCTATAATCGGCTTTACAAGCTTCCCAAAATATAAAAAATAATCTATTTGCCTCTCTATAATCTGGAGCACCAACATCTATTTTACTCCATTGTAAATACATGTAATGCGTACCTGTTAAATAAGTTGCTTTATTTTTATTATAAAACCAAAAACCATCTTCTCTTCTTGTAAATTCTGTATCTATATAATCATACCACTTTTCTTTAAAATCTTGTGGGTATTGTTTCCAGTCAAAAACAGTTTTTATTTTACTTAAAATTTTTGGATATTCAAATTTTGTCCATGTATTTTTTTCAAATTTATGAACATTTTTTGCTTTAGGTAAAGCTATTTTAAGATTTTGTATTTCATATACTTCACCTACAGTACCATCTTTACTAATAACTATCATATCATGATCTTCATTGTAACCGTACTTCCACTTTTTTAATCTATTAAAATCTTTAAGTACTTTAGGTTTTATGTAGTTATCTAAAACTTTATATAAACTTTGCTCGTACATTACTTAGATCTCCCTTCCGCAAAACCTTTAAAATTGCTTTGCTTCTTGTTTTCTTTTGGTTTATCATCTAACATGTCTTGCTCTTCTTGTATTCTACTTAATATTTCAAAAGCATCAAATATTGCTAGTTTTTTTGTAGCTGCGGCATTTTTTAATCTATCCGCTGAAATGTCTGGTCCAAAATCTATAATTGGCTCTTTAGCAACTTTAATTAACTCTTTAACTGCTACTCGCCCAGCTTGGATTATATTCTTCTTCGTTTCCTTTGTGCTCATACTTTATAACAATATCATTTGATTTCATACAATATAAACGCTCACCTTCAATTAAAAACTCCCACTCACCGTTTGGTGTATAACCTACTAGGTCTCCTGGGTTAATATTAAGTGCGTTTAAGGAGTTATTACCGTATTTTAGTATACCGATAAGCTCCTGCTCTTTATCTAACGTTAGATCATCAATATTTTTTATTGGCTTAATGAAGCATCTATCGCCAAAACTATGCCAACCTTCTGAATTTTTATATAAATATAATTGATCTATAGCGCAAAAATATAAATCATCTTTAAAATAAGATCTACTTTTCTTTTTTTCGCCTCTTATATCATAAAAAGTTCTAAAAACATTTTGATGAATAACTACAATATCTCCTTTTTTAATTTTAGTTTCAAAAGCTAAAGGAGTTTCTTGTACTATAGCTAATCTATTTACAAACTTCCAGTTTTCAATTTTAGTATTTACAATAACATCTTTACCACCAATTTTTACTGTATTACTATATTTATCACCTAAAGGTTGTATAATAAAATCATATAAACTTTTCATTAATATTCTAAATCATACTCAACGGATATAGCCATGTTAGAATTAAATTTTTTCCACGGCAATACCTCGCTGTTTTTCTTTATATAAATATTATAAGAATTATCAGAATCATCAAATATAATATACGCTATTTCATGACCACCATAAACGTTTTGGCCAATAGCATAATGCATAGCGTCATTTTTATAATCAGATCCAATACTGATTTTTCTAATATTACTTTGCATCTTCTTTTTCAATGTCAGTATATGATCCGTCTTTTAAATCAATATTGACAGAACCATACTCTTCCTCTAATTCTTTTTTAGTTTCTTCAATGACTTTAGAAAGATCATTAATTTTTTGATGTACGTTATTCTTTTGAACATCTAATACACCTAATGATCTTAGTAATTCACTAAGTTCAGTTTGTTGTTTGTTTACTTTTTCTAACTGTTCGTCAGTAATTTTTTTAACTTCTTTACTCATAATTTTAATTTAATTTAATTTGTTAATATATATTCTTAGTTATATAGTCACCTGTATATCAGGTATTTACCCTAAAGATGATTCTCTACCAGCTACTAACAATGTAGCAGTAGTGTTTGTGCTTAATACATAGTCAACATATATAGGTATAATATCTCCAGCATCTAATCCAGCAAATTCAACTCCATCACCTACTACAGGTGCTAAACTTAATACTTCATCTACTGTTAAAGTAGCATCAGCTCCACCACCAGAAATTGTTATTGTATCTCCTACTTTATATCCAGTACCAGCACTGTTACCTATAGCAACCGCTGTAACTGCACCAGCAACAACAGTTG